TAATAAAGAAGCTATAACGGAGCAGCGCTTACCGCGTGTTTACAGCTTCCTAAGTAGAGCTAAGACCTACGACCAGGGCAGCTTTAAAGACGAGGACGGTAAGCAGATCTGCGGAAGTATAATGTACGCAGCCTGGGGCGGTGATGAGATGCACCGCTGGGCGGAGAGAACCTTAGAGAATATGGAAGAAGAAAAAAGCCTGCGCCACATTAAGAGCGTAGAAGAAACAGCTACCGAGATAATTATAACCTACGGCAAAGCTGAGCCAATGGAAGAGGCTGGCTACGATAAAGAAGAAGAACGCGCGGAAGCAGGAGAGTTAAGCGTAGGGGACTTCGTGAGCTGGGACAGCTCCGGCGGTAGAAGCCAGGGCGTAGTAAGAGACATTACAACGGACGGCCAAATAGAAGCAGACAGCGGCTTTAAGGTAAACGGCACGGCAGAAGATCCAGCCGCCCTTATTAGCGTTTACGAATACGATAGCGAAGAGAAAGCTTTTGTAGAGCGTAAGCCGCCTTTAAGAGTAGCGCACCTATTCAGCACCTTAACTAAGGTAGACGGTGCAGAGGTACGCAGCCTTAACGAAGTAGTAGAGCAGAGAGCCTACGACGGGGAAATAAAAGCAGCTGCGGAAAGCCGCACAGTAGAAGGCTACGCTAGCGTCTTTAATTCAATGAGTGAAGACCTAGGCTTTAGAGAGGTTATACTACCCGGAGCTTTTAGCGATGTTTTAGATAACGACGTAAGAGCATTATATAACCACGACAGTAACTATTTACTAGCGCGTACAACTTCGGGAACCTTAGAGCTTAAGGAAGACGACAAAGGACTTTATTACCGTTTCGAGATGCCTAACACCTCTTACGGTAACGATATGCTAGAGCTATTTAGACGCGGAGACTTAACCCAGTCTAGCTTTGGCTTTACAGTAGAGAAGGATAACTGGCGTATGGAAGACGGCCAGCAAGTAAGATACATAGAGAGGGTAGGCTCTCTATTTGACGTAAGCCCGGTAGTTTACCCGGCGTACAGTCAAGCCTCTAGCGGACTACGCAGCGCCGAGCCTAAGGGCGAAGGCGAAGCGGAGGAAGCAAGAGAGACACCTACCGAGGAATTAAATTATAATTTACACAACGCTTTAATTAAACTAGCTAAAGATGAATGCTAAACAAATGCGCGAAAAGCGCGGCGCTCTAGTAGAGCAAATGCAGGGAATGGTAGCAGCTGCAAAAGCTGAAGACCGTAACCTATCTAACGAGGAAAACGAAAAATTCGACGCAATCTCTAACGAAGTAGACGAGCTACGCTCTGCTGCTGCTCGTATCGAGCGCTCGGAAGAATTGAAGAAAGAAATGGCTGCTAAAGCTGAGGTACGCGACAACGCACCTGCTGCTAAAGTAGAAGCTCGCGACGCGTTTAACGCTTACTTACGTAAGGGTATGAACGGTATTAACTCAGCAGAGGCTCGCGCACTCGCAGAGCTACGCGGAAGCAACACCCAAATCACAACAAACGACGGGCTCGGAGGTTTCCTTGTACCGGAAAACTGGAGCGACTTCGTTTCAGCTACCGAGTTATTCAAGTCGGACATCGAGCAAGTAGCTACAGTTATCCGCACGGCTAACGGTCAGCACTTCAATTTACCTGCCAACAATGACACGGCAGTAGTAGCTGCTATCTTAGGAGAAGGTACAGCTGAGGGCGTATCGGATATGACCTTTACTAACGTGAAGTTCGAGCCGTTTACTTACTCTTCTAAAATTGTAAAAGTATCTAACCAATTGATTAGCGATAACGCTTTTGATTTGGGTAGCTTCGTAGGTGGCCAATTGGCTAACCGTTTAAAGCGTGGTATTAACGCGCACCTAACAACTGGTACGGGTTCTTCACAGCCTCAAGGTATCGTAGCTGGATCTACTTTAGGTAAGACTGCTGCTTCTGCTACAGCTGTAACAGTTAGCGAAGTAATGGACTTATTTTACAGTGTAGATGCTTCTTACCGTAACGCTCCTGGCGCTGGGTTTATGATGAACAGCGCAACAGCTAAAGCTGTACGCGTATTAGGTTTCGGATCTTCTAACGACTTCCCGGCGTACGTTCCAGGAATGAGCGTAGGCGAGCCGGATATGCTTTTCGGTAAGCCGGTATACATTAACGAAGATATGGACGGTATCGCTAGCGGTAAGAAAACTATCGTTTTCGGTGATCTTAAGCAGTACTACGTTCACGAAGCGGGCGGCGTACAGTTACTAAGACTTTCAGAACGGTTCGCAGATGCCCTCTCAACGGGCTACATCGCCTATAGACGTGTCGACGGTAACGTACTACAAGGCTCAGCGATTAAGCACTTAATCCAAGCGTAAGCTTAAGCAGCTAATGAAGGTTATATTTAACCAAGCTATAGCAGGGGCAGACTTCTACTACACCTCCGGGCAAGTAGTAGAGCTGCCCTCTGCGGCTGCTGCTGAGTTTTTAAATGCTGGCTTCTGCGAAGTAGTAGAGGAGAAGAAAGCAGAGAAAGCCGAAAGAGCAGTAAGTAAGAAGAGCACTAAAAGAACAACCCGCAAAGCGAAGTAATGAGCTACAGTATAATTACCCCAGCAACTCTAAAAGCTTTAACCGTACAAGAGGTTAAGGATTATTTGCGCGTAGATAGCAACGCAGAGGACACCCTGCTAGGGGTACTTATAGACGCTTCTACACAAATGGCCGAGAGCTATTTAGGAAGGTTTCTTTTAACGACCGTTATAGAGGAGTTTTACGATTTTTTCCCCGTATATAAAACGGGCGTAGATCCTTTCCACGGCGATAGAAATATAATTTATTTAAGCCGCGGC